CATTTGCCAGATGAATACTTATTTGGCATTAGATGAACCTACCTTTTGTACGACCTTTTCTTTCTATGCCATGACCTCGAATAACACCGCCTTTTTTGCGGTTTAATGGACTGTCTGGGTTAAATGGATTATTAGATCCTGGAACATAACCAGCACCGCCACCGACTTTAGGAGAACTGCCTTTAGGTGTTTTATCGTAATACCCCATGTCCTTTAATCTTTCAGCATAGGTACGATCACGTTCAGCATCTACTTTAGCTCTGTGTTCTTGAGCCATTTTAGAAGCTTCATCTATAGCTTTTTGTTCTTCAGGGGTAGGCATTATCTTCCATGACCTCCGTAAAAAGACATCCTAGGAACAAAACGAATAGCTGCTTTTTCCCTATCTTCTTGGGAAGCTAAATCCCATTGTTCCATGTACTCAGCTTTGAGCATTGGAATACGATTAGGATCTACCCCAGGGATTTTGGAAGACAAGTAAAACGCTAGTCCAGCCACCATGCATGGGATGAATCTAAATGGAATGTCATTGGTATTAATACCAGTGCCAGCATCCTGAATCCTACGCATACGCCAGTAGACGAATGTGTATTGGCTGCCTGGAGAGTTTGGAGTGGGCCAGACGTTAATACATGGCAGATTGACCACGCTAATCGAAGCTCCAGTCGCATGAGCAGCTGGGGTAGTACCATTCTGACCACGATAGCAATTTAACATCTGTGGAGCCGTTGTAGAGACATTTGGGTAGTAAATAATCTCATTGTCTATCTGGATGTAGCCAGTGGCTGCTAAACCTGTTAAGTCAGATTGATTTAACTGAATAGTAGTGTCGGTAGCACTAATACCAGTGGTTGATCCATTACCGTATAAGGTGTAATTGGTAGGATTGTTTTGTCCAGACTGGCGGTTAATCCATACTTGAATAGGTCTTCCTTGAGCCAATTTATTAGGCAAAGTCGAGTAGGTGTCCTCGGAAATGCGACTAATATTAATATCTATCTGGTTTTGCAAAGTACCAGTTCGGATAACTTGGCTCAATAAGTCGATGGTATCTATTGGCAAAGGGTAGGTAATCTGTCCAGTAACCATAGGAATTTGACCTTCTTGGATAGTCCAAAGGTTAATTCCACGATTTGCCCATTCAACGGTTAAAAGATTTAAAGACCGTCTAGCTGTCCTAAAATCATAACCAGTTCTAAGTTCGACACCGCACCTCTCAAACGCCTCTTCAATGAGATCGTTCATGTTTAGGTCAAATACGGATGTCCCTGAAGTAGCCATTATTTATGCTTAAAGCCTTTAAGAGTTTCTGCTAAACGAGCACGTTGACCTAGCTTGCCAGGTTTTTTAGCAGCAGCAGCCAGTTTTTTCTCAGGAATAGTATGTCCTTCTTTTACTCCCAAAGCCTTACGCAACGCACCAGCTTTTTTGATAGCGTGTTGAATCCATTTTTCTGCCATGATTAACTCGCAACATTTTGTTCTGGATCAACGGGAGCAGTAACTTCAACGGTTGCAGATGCTGGTTCTTCAACATTGATAGTTACGCTGGCTGGTGCTTCTACAGGAGCAGCTTCAACAGCAGGAGATGCTTCAGCTACGGGAGCAACTTGTACAGGTTCTTGTGCTGGAACTAAAGAAGCAGCAAAAGATGTTACCACTGGGGAATCTGAGAATCCCAAAGCTACTTTTTCACTTGCCAAATACGCAGCAAATTCGTTTAACAATTTGTGCTCTTCACCTTCCACTGCATGACCAGCACTCTTGACGTAATTTATAACTCGATCAAATAAACTCATTTTTTCTTCCTTGCAGCTCTCATGTTATCGACTAAATTATGATAAGGTCTACCAGCTGCCTTTGCCATCGCTTTCGCACTAGCTTTTTTAGCTGAAGACAATTTCTTTGGTTTCCCAAGATCTTTCGGTCTTGGTTTATCCCAAACTTGCCCACCTTTGGCATAAAACTCAACAGCATCAGGATTATCCTTTCTCTGGATAATCTTTTTGCGTGGCATCTTAGATGGGTTAACTGCTCCCATCCCTCGGCTGGCTCTCATTACTTATGAGCGTGACCGCCACCGCACATTGCTTCAACGTGCTCGTGGTGATGTTTGTGACCATGCATACCGCCATCATGCTCTTTTAAATGCTTTTCGTGAGCGTGATGTTTGTGGATATGACCGCCATGAGCATGACCACCATCATGTTCTTTCAAATGATGCTCAATATGTTCGTGATGTTTTTTGTGTCCGTGTGACATAGATTTCTCCTAATTAACAGTATTTGGTTTTTGTATGACCACGTTTAGCAATGCCATCAGCACGGCTAGATGTAGAACCACCATGAGCCATTTTCTTAATATGACCACCATGTTTTTTACCAGAAATAGAACCAGATGTGCCAATAGTGTTGTCACCATCGTTATGCATCTTTGGTTTGCGATCTTCAGTATGACCACGTTTTTGAACTTTTGATTCGCCAAAACGACCAAGTTTGTTAGAACCAGCTTCAACATCATGCTTCATGCCACGAGGACCCATAGTCTCTTTTTCTTTCATATGACCACGAGGCTCTGTGCTGGCTTCACGTTTAATAGCACCACCCATTGCATATTTCTTCATATGGGCTTTGCCACCATGACGCATACCAGCTGCTTCGTGCTCTTCTTCTTTAGCAAGTTTACGAAGTTCTTTAGCCTGGTGCATTTCATGTTCTTTTTCAGCATGAGCATGACCACCTTTAGCCATCTTTTTAGTGTGATGACCTTCATGCTCTTTCATATGGTGTTCAGCCATCGCTAAATGGTGATGAGCTAAATGTTTATGATGCTCTTTAGACAAGCCACCATGTTTCATGCCACCAGCCATAGGACCTGCTGGAGGTGCCATTGGAGCAGCAGCTGGAGTTGGCATGGCACGAGCTGCCATCATAGCCATCGCTGGGTTTACACTACGTTTTTTTGTTGCCATGTTAATTCCACCTTTTTTAAAATGTTTGCCTTTATCGGCTTTTGCAAAATCCTCACCTACCGATTGAGGAACTCCTACTTTTTTGGCAAAAGCCTTGTTGTGGGCTACTGCCTCCATAAAATCATGCTGTCGTTTGGACTTACTTGGCATTATTTATGTCCTTCAATAAACCTGTCAAGCTTTGCTTCAATTCTGTCAAAGCGGTTAATAATTTGGTCCATATCGCTGCGAACTTCGATTTTAGTAATGTAATCACGAGCTATTTCCTCACGAGTCTTATTCAAAAGGATGCCTTGACGTGCAAGCTCATCAGCTTTCTCTTTAAGCACAAAGCTCACGATAGCACCTAAAACATATGCTACTACAGTTAATATCTCGAATATGGACATTTAACATTTCCATTTTCTCAAAGATTTATTAATTCGACTATTTGGATTATGGGCTGTTTCCGAACTGGTTAATCGTTTTTTCATGCCTTCCATGCGAGCACAGAAAGACTTTTTACGGCTACCACCTTCTGGCTGTGGTGCTTTTAAATGAGCACCATGCTCTTTATTATAAGAAGCTCTGCCCTTGGGATTTAAACCGCCAGTAGGACTTTTGCCCTCTTTGCGTTGCCAAGCAGCTGTTTTAGGCATGATTAACTACCGTTAGAAATTAACTTGCCAGCAATAATGACTCCAGCAGCAATAGTCGTAGCCGTACTAGTTACAAGTTGCCATTGAACATCTGTTTTTTCTGCATAAGCAAATGGTCCAGAAGCTCTATTGGCTGTATATATAGAAACAAAAGGTTGTTGCAAAACAGCCAACGTCACGCCAGTTGCATTATTTTTAGCTTGCACTTTGTAGGTAACAATGTTTGAAGATGTATAGCTGTTTGAAGTATTTACTTCCGCCAAATCTAAATAAAATGTATATCCTGCTGGAACAGTGTAAATAGTACTTTGTGATTTACCAATTCCTGTATTAATTTGTGCAAGTGTGTTGCTAGACTGTTTAGCTGTAATAGCTCCAGCATTAGACGTTTGACCTGATGCAACACCAACCATTAGTAAACTATTAACACGGAAATAACTGTTATTTGTCGTAACACCAGTAGTTCCGTTTAAAACAACAATTTCAGAAATTTGATTAAAGTTTGAGTCTAAACCACTAACTAAAACGGCTGCAGGGGCTACATCTGACGTAGAACCACTTACAACAGTTAATGTGCTAGCTGATGTTGGATAAGTATAAGTACTTGCATTTTCCCAAACAGGGATTGCAGTATTTCCAACTGCAGATTGATATCCAAAAATGCTTACAGCCTGATGTCCAGTAATTTGGCCACGACAAACCTGCAAATCAAATGGCTCGTATTTTGCTTGACGAGTTATAGACTGCACCGAATTATTGGTACTTGGTATTCCATTTGGGCTTTGTGCCATATTAATCTCCTAAGTTTTAAAAGAGGGGGGATTTTATACCCCCCAAGAGGATTAATTAGTCAAAGTTACCATATGGGTAAGTTGTCGCATTACCAATGTTCATATCCTGTTGTGCATATTTCAATGTAACAGCAATTTGACCAGATGTAGGTGTTGTCAAACTGGTATTAGTAATCTTCAATGTCACAACAACTTGGCTAAACCATGTAGGCTGTTGACCAGGTTGAATATTTTGAACGTCTTGTAATGTGCCATAAGCGTAATCTAACTGTGTGCCTACAAATGTTGCAGTGCCACGAGTTGCTGAAGTAATAGCAGCCATCGTTGCATACACACCTGTAGCAGTAGCAAATTTGTTAGAAACGTATGGTTGAATAGAGTTAGCAGTTACTGAACCGTCA